CTAGCCAACAAGGACGACAGACCCAACACTATGATCCGTCTCATCGTAGCTGTGCTACCCAAGTCGATACAAGCTGCTGTCGTAACGGCACAGTTCGACCCATTCCAAACGCAAAATGTAGGAGCAAATGGCAACAATATGATTAATCCATGCGATAGCAACGTCGGATGCAAATTCCTTTATGATAAAATTCATCGTCTAGGAACGCAAACACAATACGCCTTCAACGCAGGAAAGAAAGAGCAGACCAAGATCGTAAGATTGTTCATTAAGCGCAAGCGTCCAAGTGACATCGTCTATAGTGATAATGTATTGGACATCGTGAATAAGCCACTTGCAATTTATGCAATCCCATACGAACAGTACAGTACACTCACAACAGACAACGTATCATCACTCGCAGGATATATGCGCCTTTATTACAAAGATGCTTAAATCTCAATGATGTTATACCGATCAGCGCTCCAAACCGTCATATCGGGTTTGAAGTTCGCAAAGAAGATCACATGTTTCTTGCCAAAAACTTGGAGACCCGAATCGTATTTCGGAGAGAAGATCCTCCGGTTCTTCAGGCCCTCCGCTAGGCTGTAAAGGCCACCCAAGTCCATGTTCTCCAGCTTCCTCGTCAGATCGAAAACCACCACCTCCTTGTAGAGGTCCTTGGACAAGGCGTGGGCTAGATCCGCCTTCTTGGCCATTTCCAACAGGACGGCCTTCCCAGAAGCCAAGAGATAGTTCCCCAGAAACGTCTTGCCGACCTTGCCCGTTGGCTCCCAGACCCACGTTATCGTGCGGTCGTCTGGCTCGGTTGATACCATATCGAGCAATTGCTGCTGCCACGGCTTCCATACAACACCTTCGTATTCCGTGCGCAATGAGGCTAATACCAGTTGGGATGCCCTTGCCTGGATGCGTTCTTTAATAAATTTGTAGTAACGCATAGAAGCCTCAAAATGCTTTTCACATATGTCATCATACCCAAACCCCATCTTAATATCATTCTGCAGAGAAATGAGATCCATGCGTGCCCCCTTACCCGGCATGCCACGACGCTCGCCAATCTCCCAGAAGGATCCATCCTTGATACAATATGCATAATTGTCCACATCTGAGCCACGCGAAGCTTCAAAATGCATGCGTGCCCATGGCCCGCCCCACCGCTTGATAGTAGTCATCTTGACCTGCCGATCCAATTGAAAGTAAATCTGGAGGTGAGGAGTCTCCTCTTCGCCGACCTCATGACCACAAATCAGATAGGTTACTGTCTGATGCCCATTACGTAGAGTAGCCACATCCACTTCAGTGTAGTTATTCAACGTAGCTGAGTAAGCTAGCGTGGGCATCGCAGATGACCAAAGCTAAACCTCACAGCTTTTATAGAGAAATTTCACCCAAAATAGCGTGTACAATGTACGCAGTGTACAAAGCGTAGACAAATGCCCCCCGCCCTACCCCATGATAAATCCGCCCCTGTGCTAATTCTGGAAATCCGCCCGGCCCTACCCTTTGATTAATCCCGCCCGGCCTAATTCCGGTCACGTTACGGTACCCGGTGGCGGCTCAGTATTACCCGCCACTAGGATACCGCTATGTATATAAGCGATAGCTATGTACACAATTCCGAAAGAACGTACATGAATGGCGTATCGTCGGAAGAGCTACCGCAAGAGACCTTACAGGAAGAGTCGTCGTGGGAAGTCGAGTCGCTCGATGAATCGGAAGAGTTTTGCAGCGAAAGTGAAGAAAGTGATGATGAAGAATGTGGAAACGAAGTATTTCGACAAAGCACTGGAGGACCACGAACTCTATCACAACCTGGGTTCAAACATCGGAGGCTTAGTGCCCCTGACAGTGACGTCGATCCCCCAGTTCTTTAACCCATGGGCATTTATTGCTAAGGGAACAGAGAGATATCAACGCATTGGAGACAAAATCACACCACGCGGCATGAGCCTTAAGCTATACCTAGCCAACAAGGACGACAGACCCAACACTATGATCCGTCTCATCGTAGCTGTGCTACCCAAGTCGATACAAGCTGCTGTCGTAACGGCACAGTTC